AATCGTAGTGTCAAACGGATTTTTCGACCATTAAAATCAAATGTCTGCTCTTGATATGGCGATTGTGTAACTGGAATTAATCTCATTTTCTAACTCCTATCACATTGCCAAGGTGCGAGGTTTTCTTAGGTGTGGCCTTTACTGGTTGCGTCGTTCCTTGTTGAGTTTTGCTTGCCGACTGCTTTGCCGCTCTGCCGCTTTTTGTTTTTCCAGCTGTTGACGATCCCTTGCTACCGGATTTGTTACTATTACCTGAATTTGATGACTGCGTATTAACTACGAATATCTCTCTAGCGGTAACGGTAAAAGTCGCGCTGCCGTCTTGGGATTGGCTAACTGAGATTGATTCAATCAACATATCCTTGTATAGATGGATTCCTGTTTGAATTTCTATTGTTTCGCCAGACTTCTGAGAGGCGAGTAAGTCTGCGTAGCATTTCTGAACTCGACTATCCCCGCCAATAGCGCCGCCAAGCAACTCCGGCACGGAAAAGTCAGGCAAAAATGGGGCTAACTTTCTAGCCCCGCCAAATGCACCAGTAACGCTACCAAGTGCTGCCGCTCCTTGACTAATCAATCTTCCGGCTTTAGCAATAGTTTGCGCCGTCTTAGTCGCAACATTTACCGGTAATGGGATGTTATTGAGAAAGTCAACCGCTCCACGGATATTACCAAGAAATGGGATGTTTCCGGCAAACGAGCTGTGATCGTGATCGACCACCACGCCATTTATTGTTACGCGTTTAGGCTGAATCACAGCATGGTCTGCTATTGCAGCTCCAGATTCAATCGGATTCTCTGTGATTGATAGGTCTGATTGGTGATCTTCAATGGTGACAACATCGAGAGTAATTTTACCAATACTCCTATTTGATAATTGAGCAAAATTAGCCATGTTTAACCTATAACTGTGGATAGTTGATTGTTGATAGCTCTTGCCGATTGGTCTGCTACCGCCTTAGGATTATCTGTACCTTGAATGTGCTGCGTAATGGTTATTTTGTTATTACTATTCTTCTGACTGTTATCTGTATTTGTGGTTTGTGAGCCAGCTCCAGATGATGCCGCCATGGATGCACCAAGAACCATGCCAGACATTGAAGCGGCACTCTGAGCAAATCCGGCTGTGGAAGATACAACAGAACCAACATTCTCACCAATAGTCTGAACTCTTTGAGTAATTGGGATTTCTATCGGGTCGATTCCCGCTCCAAACTTATTAACAATAGAAATTAAGCTATTAACAAACTCAATCGCAGCTCTCTTGATGTTATCCCAAACACCAAGCACTACATCCCCCATCTTGGAGAACATTCGCTTAAACGCACCTAACCAGTCGCCAGTAGTCCAGCCATAGACAATCCCATCCCATACCGCACCAAGCATTTTAAATAAGCCAATTACAGCGGAAATAGCCACCTCGAAAGAGGATGATAAGGTTGTTGCAACTATCGCAATAGCACCGGAAAGCCCCTCAATGGTTTGAGCGACAAAGTTAAATATACTCGCTAACGCACTACCAACAGATTCGCCATTATTGCCAAAGTCATCAACCGCACTTGTCGCGCCAAAGATTTGTTTTAATAATCGCGAGAAACTACCGTATATATTTTCAACAGCAGACCAGACGATAGATAACACGCCTTTTAGTGGTTTGATAATGTCTAGTGCATCACTCCAACCATCAGCAAAACTCTTAACCCATACTTTCGCTTTATCAATCCAAGGCTTGATAGATTTCCAACCCTCAGCGAAAGGTTTCCAAAAATCACCTAACGCTGTTTCCCCGCCCTCAAGATACGTCATAAAGTCATCAATGAGCAGGAATAGAGCCGTAATAGCGCCAATGGTTAAAGTAATTTGGTTTGTCGCAAACGCTAATAACATTCTGCGACTAAGCCATAGCATTAACCCGCCAAGAGCGATAATAATTGATTTCCAGCCGATAGCGCTTTCAATAACGTTATTAATTGCACCAGCTACCTCAAACAAGAACGAGAGAACCTTGCTAAATCCGTTTAATATAGATTTAATAAAATCATTATTTTCAACGAACCACTTTGTAAATCCCTCTGCTAGCCTTTGAATTGACGGAGCTACTCGCAAAGATACATATTCGCCTATTGCGGTGAATACTTGCGAAACCTGTGTTAAGGCATCTTTAAAAGCCGCTGCAGTTTCAGCATTTTCAGCATTACCAACACCAAGTGTTAAGGCTTCCGCTAGGGCAATCTGCTCTGTTAGCTCGTCATTACCAAGCCGCAACATCTGAATCATTGAGCCATCAATACCAAGCTTAGAAAGCATTGCTATTTGCTCTTGATTGCTCATCTGTTGCATTTTTTCGGATATTTCGCCGAATAGCTCGCTAGATGATTTTATTTCGCCATTGGCTTTTTTAGCGCTTAATCCGTACTGTTCAAAAGATTTAGCGCCCCGACCAACTCCAGCGGCAGCCTCGCCAATTACACGAGATAGCCCCTCGATTGATGATTGTGCAGCTTGAGCAGATGATCCGTTTACTTCTGCGACCTTGCCTAAAAGATAAATCTGATCGGCTGATTCGCCAGTTACATTTGATAACTGTTTAATTTCGTCTAGCGCATCAAGATTTGCATCAACAAAATTTTTCACGCCAATGGTCGCAGCATAAAAAGCAGCACCAAAGGCAGCGACTTTAAGCGTGGTGGCGTTAATACTAACCCCTAAGATATTGAACTTCTGGATTAAACCGTCTGCACCATACTTACTAGCCCATAAATTAATAAGATTCTCTGATAAATCACTGACCGAATCTGAGTTTTCATTTATGGCGGCTGTGTTAGCTGTAACTGCTTTGCTATCCGCTTCAACAGAGTTTTTTTTCTGCTCAATCGCAGCACCAAGTTTATTAATTACAGATTCGACTTGCTCGGCATTTAACCCTGCTGCCTGTAACTCTCGCGATAATTCTTCGCTATTGTTTATAAAACCTTCGCCGAAAGCAGATAACATCTGATCGCCTTCGATTAGCTTTTGAATCCAGGCATCAAGTGATTCATCTTGAGATAGATTTGCTGTTTCTTGTTGGAGCTGCTCGATAGATTGGAAGAATTCGGCAAATTCTGGCATTTCTCTAGCTTGAGCCGTTGCATCGCTTACAATATCCTCTATTGATTTTGCGAACGCGCCTAAACTATCAACCGCACTTTCCGTACCATCATTGACGGAATTCAAGAATTGCTCAAACTCTCGCATCGCTTGGCTATCTGCATCAATACCAATCTTAATCAGTAATTCATCTAATAGCATTATTGCTTTGCTCCATTTGATTTAATTCCACTATTACCTCGTGGAAAGAAATAAGATCGGATATTGAATAAACCGATCTTAATTCGTTCAGCGTACACAGATTCTTGATGATTGGCGTAAACACAAACCAATCAACCTTACTTTCCGCTTGATTCTCTACGCCTTGAGGTTGCCTTGAATATTGTTCAGCAATCCACCCCCACCGATAAAAAAATCAGCGAATTGATAGGTTAGCCCCTCTTTCAACACAGTGATTAGATGGCCTCGATGTTTATTAAAATGACTGTCGAAACGCTCTGATAGACGGTATTTTTGACCGTCTTGTTCGCAAGCTGTGTGGCTTAATACGATATTCTCTAACTCTTTCACGCTTGAATCGCCCAAGTTAGCTAAAACGGTAGTTAACACGCCAACACCTAGCTTTTTGCTATCGCCTAACGCAGATAAATCAACAGACTGGAGTAACTTCATTGCATTTTTTAACGCAGTCCACGCAGCCATAGCATTAGCAGGTGTCATTGTGTAAGTTACATCCTCAATAGTGAATTGCTTAACTTGTTCCATTATTCAACGCCTTTTTCTAAATTCATTGTCATTTGTTCAAAAACAATCGTCCACGTTGTAGCATTATGACCGTTACCACGAACATATTGTGCTGGAGTGGTGAAATAGCCTTTTGTTGCAGTAACAACATCATCATTAATCAAGTCACGAATTGATAACGTGATAGGCATAAATGTTTTGATACTGCTTTTTTGTTGATTAAATAGTTTTGAAAGATAAGCATTATCCGCAGAGTGCTGCTTAATCTTAAGTGTTAGCTTGCCTGAATTGTCTGGGTTGGCGATGTAGATACCTGTACCATTCGCACCGATAACCAACTGACCTGCATCAACTTGATTGACTGCACTAATCACGTCCGAACCGTCAGCCCAGTCGGAAATCTCTTTTCCGTCAAGTAACACTACCACTTGTTTTGGATCGAAAACTGCCATTTATATTCCCTCTTAAAAGAAAAGGCTGGATAATCCAGCCATATATTAATTATCGGTTGTAGTTTACAATCACATCGCTTGAATGGATTGCACCAGCTAATTTAACTGCCGCTTGAATTGGTGTCGCTCTACGTTGCTCACGGTCGCTATCTGAAAGCGTATCCATTGGAGCAGCCCAGATATAATAACCTTTCTCCAAGTAGTCACCTGTTTTCAAGTTCCCGAAGCTATCACCAGTCCATTTACCAGGAGCAAACGCACCATTATTAACGCCCTCTAAGCAAACTTTTTCAACCGCAGAAATTAAGATTGCTTGACCTTTGTCGGTTAAAGGGATTTTTGTTGGTGACTTGTAAAGACGAGCAAACACTTCTTTCTGCACTGCATCTTTGAACCAGTCAAGGATAACGATTTCATCTGCGAATTTACCACCGATTACCGTACCCTCTGCGAGCATTGCCGCATTGTCAAAGTAAGTGTAAACGTTAATACCTAGTCGTTTTGCTTTCGCAAACTCTGTCGCAGTAATTTCGTCTGCTGTGATTGTTGGTTGTTGTTTAAACTTAAGTGTAAGCGTTGAGTTGTTAGCTGCAAAGTTCACGGATAGCAAGCGAGACAACGCAGATGACGCAGGGTACATATCATTTTTGTCAAACACCGCTAAAGTGTGATCTAACTGAGCGTCATATAATTTTTTGAAAACGTTTGTACTTTCCCACTCGATTTGCTCTGGCTTGATAACGCTAACACCAAATAATTTGTCATTAGCTTGAGCGTATTTTGCAGCAGCCTCAATCTGTTCATCTGTTAATTGAGCGGCAAAAGTGAATCCATACCAGCCATTTTCAACTTCTGCGACATTAAATAATGCTTCTTCCACTTTCTCGGCTTTAACTTGAGTTTGAGCCTTGCCAATAACTCGTGTGGCTTGACCGTCCTCAAGTTTTAGCAATCCACCGATATAATCACCATTACCCGCTTCATTGATGGCGTAGAAAATCTCAGTTTCTTTGCTTGCGCCAGATGTATTTGAGGTGATGATGAAACGATTTCCCACCTCGTCATAAGTAACGCTGGCCGCAACAGAAAGCTGTGTTAATTTAGTCTGAATGGCGTTTGCGATAGCGCTGAAATCAGCTAATCTTGAGAAGTTTAACCCCTCTAGTTTTTTGATTTCCGTTCCGACTGTAATAGCAAATTTACCATTTGTAACAGCCTTAAACGAACTTAAGCCGTCTGATAATGTAGCGCCTCGAAGTGCGTTACTTGTTGCGCTGATTGTGGTTTGGTCTTTTTGCCAGCGTGCAATAATTAACTGTTTCGCACGTGGGCTTTGAGCAAAGAACGGTAAAGCCGCTTTTGCTGTTTCTGAATTTGTACCAAAAAGGACTTCTACATCTTTTTGGCTATCTACATAAACATAGCGTGTAGTTGCATTATTAAATGCTTGTCCTGCTTCTGGTGTGAAGAGTGCAACCGTACCGAATGATTTGCGAGCCGCAGACTTCGGAACTGTGTTTAATTGCACGTTTACAATATTAGAGATTGATAATGCCATTTGGCTTATGCTCCTATATCTTGTGATTTGTTATTAGTCCGTTGCTCAACTCTCTCAATCGGATCTAACGGAGTGTCTACAATGTGATGATGGCTAAATATCACATCAAACTGCCCGCGCTCTTCATAGTCTGCCCCAACCGTAGCGGTTAGGTTGCGGACATCAGAAAAACGGATAACGCCCCAATGATTTGAATTAAGAAAGGAAAGAAACGCTGAACTTTGGAAAATAGCTTTTAATTTGTAGCTTTGAGCGAGTGAATTGCGACCGAAACAAGAAACGCTGACCGTACTTTGCATTGACTGTCTAATACGCTCTCGTTTACCGTCAAATTCTCGTGTCGCCTGCCCGATTTCGTTGGTATTTAACACATCAACTACAATAAACGCAGGCAGGGGATTTTCTGGCAACCAACCACCAATTACAGCATCTTTAGGTAACTTCAAAGCCTCTTGAATCCACTTTCGCAGTTTGGCTATGTCGAATGCCGATATTGTTGTAGTATCCATAGTCTTTCCAATTACCCACTGTTTTGATTTTGTAAGTCTCACCAAGATAATCTACCAAATCACCTATCTTCAAAGGCTTAACTGTGTAGATTTTAATGCTTGGCAGAAACCGCTCACCCTCTGGCAAGAATTGAACGTCGTTAGGCGATGTTGGCATCACTATTGCAGTGACTTTCTCTTCAATGTACTTCGCCTTATAGTCAATAGCTGAATGCTCGCCTTGTAGATGTTTTACGACTACTTTCTGGCTGAATTTGCTATTCAAAAAGCGAGGAAATTGATTAATTAAGCTCATTTAACGATACCTTTTACAGATTGCCGCAATTTACCTGTGTCAATAAGCGGCTTGCTTGATTTCTTGCGTTTAATTGTGCTTGGTGCGTTTGCAGCCCATTTACCATTAACGATGTTCTGCTGTACATCACCTTGAGCAATTAAAGCGATTTGTTCATAGATTTTATCTATTGAAACGCCGCTTTCAAACAGTTTTACAAATAACGCTGTGTATTTCTCTTGATTTTCTGCCAATGTTTGACGAAGAAACGGACGAGATGGAATCCGTTCATTCCCGAACTCCAACACCGCGCCTAGAGAAGCTAGATTAAAGTCATCTGAACCCTCTACTTTTTCGTTAAACTCGGCAGGAAAGCCAACATACGCAGCCTTTTCGCTAGTTGCTTTTATTTGCTCGATAAGCTGTTTGAATTTCGCAAGATTGCCTGTAACTTGAACAGTCATTAAGCCACCATCACACCTATCCCAACGAGTTTACGTAATCGTAAATACTCTTGACCGTATGCAGTTAATTGATAATCTGCATCTGTGCCGGTGATTGTCGGCGTAGCATAGCCAACAGAAAGCTCCCCTGCTGACTCGCTCGCTACATTGCGATTTGCTCCACCGTTACCCTCTGTCGCCCAAAGAGAAAGACGGAGCAAATGAGCAGCTAATGCCAACACTCCACGCTCGAAAAGTCGCCCCCATCGTACTTGGCTGATTTCTTGTTGTGCATCCAATAAAAAAAGGTCAATGCGGAAACCATCGACCTCTTTAAATTCTGGATAACGTTCACGAAAATCGTCTATTGTTGGCATTTATTCCTCCTAGTAATCTACATAAAGAGCAGATTCTGGCTCAATAAAGGTCACGCCACCGAATGCCATGCGTAAGCCTGATTCGTAAGCTAATAAACCTTTTTCTTTTGCTTCTAACACAGTCGGAGTCATTGGCACGTCAAAGATTACGTGTTCTTCACTGTTTACATAAACAATCGCACGTGTTTTGCCATCTGTTACACGAGAACCGAAGTTAGACGGCAACGCCTTGATAGCCACTTCACGACCAGCCGCAGCAGATAAGCTCTTAGTTAAGAACTCTAACGCAGTTGTATCAGTATTCGCGCGCTGAACTAAAGCAAGGTGAGCTAAATCTAACGCATCAATAGCAAATGTATTTGGAGCTTCAATGCGTTTGGTTTTTTCTAAACCAGCTAAGAACATTTCCTTGAAGAATGCTACTGCCTTGTCAAAGTCCATCGCTTGAACTTTTGCACCCGCTGCCGCACCTTTTAATGTGTGAACTGATACATCTTTAGAGTTCAGTAAACCAGTTAAACGTTCATCTTCCGCATGACCTAAGAACGCTACTTTTTGTAGAGTTTGATGGGCGTTTTTGTTTAACGCCATGATTTTCGCTGTGTCAAGGTCTAAGCCTAATAACTTGCCTTGCTCAAGCTCTGGTTTAGTCCATACAGTAGATTTAGCCCATTGCACGATATAAGAGCGTTTAGGCGTAAAGCCAACTTCTACTTGGTCTAAGGTGCTAGTGCCAGTAGTGATTAAGCCATCATCTAAAGAACCGTGTTCATCTGCGCCGTAGTGTAATTTTTCAGTGATGCCGACCGCAGTTTGTTGGTCAACATGCACGAATTGTGGGAACACAATTTCAGAATATTTGGTTTCTGCGATTTTTTTACTAACAGCAGTTAAACCGTTTTGTACATAAGTTAATAAAGACATCTATTTAGCCCCTTATAATTTAGAAATTAACGCTAATTGACCTTTAACATCAATTACGGTATATGCAGTTTCTATTGCGCTTGCATCGGTCTCGCCTTGAATTGCGCCAGTTTTACCATCACCACCTGCGGTTAATACATATACTTTTTTACCACGCGTAACAGCTTTACCGGTCGCAACATTTACCCATACCGCATCGCCTGCTGCAATATGCATTACATCGCAAAGTTCACCATCGTTCCATTCATCGCGGATAGTGCTTGCAAATACTACGCCGGCCAATACATCAGTTTTAGCTGCTAACACTTTTACACCACCATCTGGATTTAATGCTACAAAATCACCAGCTTTTACTTTACCAGTTACTTTTTCCGCGCTTGTTTTTGCGCTCGCAAAGTTGCCTTTGCCTAATTCGCCAGCTTTTGCTGGAGCTTGTTCGTAAGCGTAACCCATTATTCATTACCCCCCTATTGATTGTAAGTTTCGTTGAAGTCTAATTTAGGTGCGGTTTCAGTTTCCGCATCACCCAATAAGATATTGCCTAAAGATTTGCGTTCATCAGCCAATTTAGCAGTAACCGCTTTAGCGACTTGATACGCTCCAGAGATTTCAGCATCAGATAATTTAGCTGCTGCGTCTTTTGTGAAGATACCTTGGGCAACAATAACGCTCTCTTGAATTTCACGAACGCTTGCTTTATCTGCGAATTTCACATCTTTAAACACAGATTGTGCATCAGCTAACATTGCCGCTTGTGCTAATTCTGCATCACGTTTTGCCTGTGCATCTTTCAACGCTTGAATTTCTGCATCTTTGGCTTTAAGTTGTTTTTCAAACTCTTCTTTATTCACTTCTTCTTCCTTTTTATCTTCGGGTTCAGATTGTTTTTCTTTTGGCTCAGTTGGTTTTCCAGCTTTTGGCGCTTTCTCACCCTCTTTGCCAGTTTCTTCATCTTCTTCGATTTGTTTTTTCTGCTCATCGGACAATTTGATGCCGAATGCACCTAAAAACGCATCGAGGAATTTAGCGGTTTTTCCCATAACGGTCTTTTCCTCATCGGCAAGTTTTACAGTTCCACCGCAGCGACCCTTTGCCACAATCGCTACGTGGTTTCCGATCATCGGAGACATCTCAAAATCTGCATCTTCAACACTTGACTGGATAATATTGCAGTCATATCCACAAGATAGTTCGTCTATGCCGTATTTCTGGATAGTTTCAATGGCTTTCTCATCATAAACCCAAGCTTCAGCAGCTAACTCATTACCTACCCGCTTAACATTTCGCACAACGCCAACGGATAATTCTTTCCAGTTCTTGGCATTTACGCCTTTTTTGGGATGTCCGATTGTTAGTGTGGCGTTTTCAAAGCTTTTAATGGTTTCGTCAGAGAATAGCGATTTTTCAGTTCTCGCCACTTTCTTTATGCCATCGCCTTTTAATCCAAGCTCTGATTCTAGATAGTCAAAAACACCGACTTTGGAAATTGTCGCAGGCGCTACTAAAAAGCCATCTTTCGTAATAGTCCGCTGTGTTTTTGCTTGAGTTGTTTTGTCTGTAAATTGCATTTATTTACCCCAATAAAAAACCCGATCATTTCTGATCGGGTTTTCTGAATAGTTGAATCTAATTCATAGCCATCATTTGATGATAAGCATCACGTTTGCTTTCTCGAAGTGATTGTATTTCTGACTTCGTCAGGTGTTTTACCAGAATTAATGATGAATCTCGCTTCCCATTCCGTAAGGCGCGAGAAGTCGTAGCCAAATTCTTTTTTCCACCAATTTTCAAGCTTCCCATATTTACTCCGTAACTCCGCTAGCGTTTCCTTAGATAACCTTAATTGTACAGAATATTGCTTGCCAGTTAAAGCGTAAGATGCAATAACTTTACCATTATTTTCCTCAATATATCCTTTTAAACTAGCTAGCGTTCCACCTTGCGTTTGTGTATCATCCAGGATGATAGCATACTTATCTTTTGGAACGCTACCATCAAAGCTAGGCGAGTTACTCAGCCTATGCCAGCCGTCACCGCCAGTTCTGGAAACTTTTGTTGATTGGACTATTGATAAATCAACGCCAAGATTTAATTTCTTAGCTAGCACAGTTGCAACAGCGATTGGGATCATGTTTCGCCCAACAGCCTCTTCGGCGTGAACAGGAATTAAAATTGCATTTTTATTACCAACCAATTGCTTCAACTTATTCACCGCATCATCTGTAACTAAATCTTTAGCAAGTTGATAAGCATCTTCAACACTACCTTTTTTAGCATTTTCATATAGCGGATGCGATGTTGCATCTCCTAATTTCCTATCAATGATAGTATCAGGGAAATCATCAGACCATTCTGAGCGCATTTGTTGTTTTTCCTGTTGGCTAACTGTTAGGCTATTTTTCACCATCTGCTCGTTATTATCAAGTACCGGAATCTGAACACACCGACAATTAACATCATGCCCAGGGTGCCCTGTATCCGCAGGAGGATTGGTATATTCGAATATCTGCCCATCTTTTTCCGCATGGCTTTCACGCACACGCTCATCACCCGATGTTGACCACATGTATTTTTTTATGCCTACGTCTTCATGGCGTGCTCGAGTTAATGCTGCATTTAATTTTGAGGATTGGTCTCGGGCAATAAGCATTGCACGACTTTCTGCATCTTTCCCTAATTTTTTGAGTTGTTCGGCTAAGTCTTTATTCAATGTCCCCTGAACCATCGCTTGCATGACGGTATTTTGCACCTTATCAAGATATTGCGTACGAATGGATTTGATTAATTGGATGTTACTTACCGTTAATTCATTTACCCTTTCTGCAATATTCGGACTATTGCGTAAATAGGCGGATAAATCGATGCCAGTTTGATTTTTTAGATTGGTTGATACTTCGGCATGGTTTTGCGCATCACCACGACTAACAAAGCCATTGGCGATATTCTCGGCCTGTGAAGTGCGGTCGGATTTTTCGTACTTTTCCAATACTTTCATCAGCGCTTTCGCACTAATCGCCTGGAACCCTTTTGCATCATCCATAAAAAAAGAGCCTTGCGGTTGTTGCAGGGCTCTTTCTACATCATCGGTCATCGTTTTGACGAAATGCTTAAGCTGTTGTCTATACCAAAGCTCCGTTCTCTTGCTCATTTTCACTGGCTTGAACTTGCGTACTTTCGCCTTTTGGTTCTTCAAAATCTCTGGCAAGTTCATCAGCATTATTCATGTCCTCAATGTCATCATCTGAGATATTGGCAAATAAACCGCTTTCTCGTAATTCGCTAGCTACTTGCTGTTCTGTTACGATACCGTTCTGAATTAGTGTATTGGTTGCGGTTGCGAACGTGTTCAGCATATTGATTTGTTGCTCTTGCTTAACCACAGTTAAAGGTAAGAATTCAAACCACCAATCTTCAGGCTGGCCACCAAACAATTCGCCGCAAATTAAGCTATCAATAACTTCCAAGACAGGTCTCAATCTCGCCTCTTGCAAGCGATGAATTGACTCGTGATAGTTTTGAATGTCCTCATCACCACTAGCCAAACCAGAAACAGACTGACCAAACAGGATTGTAACTGGCATATCTGCTGCACCAGCTACCGCATTACGAAACTCTGTGATAAGGTCTTTTAATCCACCAAACGAGAGTTCTTTGCGGTCATATTCGTTTTCTTTATCCAGTAATAAGCTATTAGTCGATGACTTAATAGCCTGAACTGCACCGATTACATTTGCTACTTCATTTTCAAAACCGCTTGCAATCTTATCGGACAACCCGTCAATCTTGAAAATATCAATCTTGCTTTCAAAAATTAAGTCACCAACGTTAGCGGAAGCAATATCAAAACGTTTTAGTGCATCAATAATTTTCTCTAAGTCTGAAATACCCCAAATGCTACTATCTGATAGCGGAGCATCGTTAGCGTTCATAATCAATAATCTTGAATAATGAACAATTAGAGGCTTATCATCACCGCTGATTGAATAGGCTTTGTATTTACCGAAATTAGCATCGGTTATATTCGTTTCTCTTTCGCCTGCTGTGCTAATTTTCCACTTAGGCAGTATGATTAATCGTTTTAGCTTTTCAGTCGGCCGTAATGGCGTGTTTAAGTTTGTCGCATCGGTGACAATTAATAAACCAACCGAACCATAAAGGCTTGACCACTGCAACGCCTTAGTTAGCGTTTCACGAAGTTTAATTCTTCGCTCGTATTTCGTGAAAGCATCTAATTGTTCTGAATCAAGATCGTTAGAGAAAACATCTCGCCACGCTCTTGTCATATCTTCTGAGCGTTTGATACAGATTTTATTGGCGATCCAATTTTCACGCCATAACGCTTCTAATTCATCTCGTTTTTCAGTGAGCATTGAATTAGCAGTGTATTTCGTCTGTTCTTGCTTTAATCCGAGCTTTAACGCTAGAGATGCTATTCCGTCAAAAAATTTCATATCTATAAATCCAATAATGATTTTGGTTTTGTTGGTGCGTAACACATCACTAACGCATCCGCCATATTTGGTGACGGTATGCCACGTTTTCGCATGTCTTTTTTGCTTTCGACTTTAACCCGTCCATTATTGTCGTAATCCACTCTAGGGCGAGATAATTCAGCTTTAAGATATTCAAGCTCTTTAATGCTACTTGATAGACTTATTAATTCATCATCAGGATAAACATCACCATGCTTGATTGCTCGATAGGTTTTATAAAATCTATCTCTTAACAACCACCAAGATTGAGCTTTGATATTCGAGAACATATCTTGGTTTTTCTTGCCTTTGATATATTCGCGCTCTGGATAAGCTACCGAGCCACCGGCATTAAAACCCTCAACTTGAATGGTTTTGGGTAGTCGCTTGAAGTGAGCTTTCACACCAGCACCAACACCGATGCTGTCGAAAATAATTAAGTCAGCACCGAAATTAACCGCACTTTGATTTGTTCGATTGGCTGAATCAATAACATCGCCATTTTTCCAAACATCAATATCAAGGACGACTGAACCGTGTACAAACGCATTTGCGTTACTATCCACACCCTCATCTGCCACGTCAAAGCCGACTTTCTTCAAGCCTTTACCAGTGAAACCAAGTTTAATATGAGCATCTACCGCAGCATCAATCCATAAAGGCTTAATAATTGCCATATCTGAATCGGCTACTGGCTCACCCTCGTAAACGTGTCTGTAAAGCTCGTAGTCACGTTCTCGCATTTGCTCCATATCTTCCATTAGCTCTTTTGGGAAATACGGATTATCTTGCCAATTAACCAACACAGAAGAGCATCTTTCTGGCGGATTAATTACAAATCGCTGATAAGTATCGTCTAAAATGTTTTTAGGGTTGAAACTAACAATAATTTGAGACTTATCTTCTCGAATAGTTGGAATTAATACATCCCAGCTTTCTTTCGATACATTCTCACCCTCTTCAACCCAAACAACATCAATACCTGTCATTGATTTGATTGAAGTGATATTTGTTTTAAGCCCTGCGAATGTAAATCTTGAACCGTTTTGACCGATGATTTGAGTTTTCTGCACCTCAAAGAAGTTTTGAAGTTCCAATCTCTCTATCTGGTCAATTAACATCTGAATAACAGAATCAGATATGGACTTTTGAATCTCGCGGCAACAAAGCACACGTGTCGGATTGTGGTAGGCTCTAATAATTAACGCTCTTGCTATATTAAAACTCTTACCCGAACCACGACCGCCATAGAAGATGATAAAACGCCACATATCTTCAAATAGCGCTCTAAACTTTGTCGGAAATTTAATATCAAGGCTCATCGCTAAATGTCACATTGATTACTGTCGGCAAAGGTTTATCGCCAGTGGTTACATCTAATTTGTCTTTAAACATTCCCAAGTGTTTACCTAAAAGCTCAAGGGCTTTATTCACACTGGACGGCTCATAGACAAATTGAGCAACATCATCGCCAACAAACTCACCATCTTCTGATTTTCTTGTTTGAGTGATAACTACCTGCTTAGTGCCAGATGACTTTTCAATGTTTTCAATCAACATACGAATAACGTCATCTTGAGTTATCTGCACTCTACTTGAGCGTTCTGCTTGTGCTTCTTGTAGAGCCTCTTTAACTCTAGTTTTACCCAGTAGCTCAGAACCAATCTTGTCTGCGTTAGCTTTGCTATAACCAGCCCTAATTGCTGCTTGAGTTGCGTTAAGGTCTATTAGGTACTCTTCAATAAACCGCTTTTGCTTATCAGTTAATTTCACCACGCCTTTAGACGTGGATTTAACCTCGTCCTTTTTGCTCATGGTTAATCCTTTTAGGTTTATTTGTAACATTTACATCACATAACTTAGATATAACCTAGGGATTTTCGACACGCACCCCGAAGTCAGATCTAAAACATGCGACATACACTTTACTTTTTATCCTTGCGAAAGTGTGAAAGACAAGTCATAGCGGGAATTTTCATGATTTCCCGCTGCTTTTAAATATCCAAGAACAAGTCCATTTGTTTTAGTCTGGCAAGTTCTGCTTCAAAGTGCGCCTTTTCTTGTTTGCGTTGGTTTAGTAACTTACCGGCTATTGAACCATTAGCTCGTGACTTGCTTTCGTCTTCCAATAGGCGATTTAGTCGCTCTTGGATTTCATCACGTCGTGCGGTTCCTGTCGTCCAGTAATCCCATAGCACTTCGTAGCATTCTTTCTGATAGCGGATCAGCCTTTCTTTGAGTTCTGGTTTGACCCGGTTAGCGTCAATACCAAATAACCACCCATTGAGGTAATGCAACGGAAGGCATACCATCTCGCGGTCTTTGCCATCTTCCGCAGTCATTCGTATCATACGAACAGTTGCGTTTAAAACCTCTTTCCGTTGCAATCGCTCAAATTGAGCATGCCAAGACAATCCGATATTCTCGCAAATAGGTTTCATTGGCACATAAGGTTTGTTATCATATTCAACGACAACAATTTCCGTTCCGAAGAACGGAGCTTTTAATATCTGCATATTAAACTCCATAAATGAAAAACCCGGTCAAGCGTTAACTTGATCGGGTTTGTTTTAGAAGTCCTAACCATCCTACCTATCGGCTTGGTATCTACCAATTTAAAGCTGTTAGACGTTAAAAGCTGTTATTTATCGTTCTTGGTTTGGTTAATCCACTTATTGATATTCATGATTTGACTAGCACACATATCCCTTTCGCCCTGAACTATGATTAAGTGTTCTACCGCCTCACCGTATGTATTGCCAGTGAATGGAGTTTTCACACAAGGCGTTAAGAAAGCTTGAGGCGGATAGATATACTCCGTCTTAGTTGTTACCTTGTTAGTGCAACCGCTCAATAGCGTCATCATTAATACGAGCACTATAACAAGGTTGGCCCTTAATGATTTTTCGAACCACTTGGATTTTGTCTTGTGTTGCTTGCTGAATTTCATTGTTAATCGCCCTCTGTTGCTCTACCGCTTGGCGTTCTGTCTCAATCGTATCTTTTAGCGATTGATTAACTTGCTCTTGGCTTTTAATGGTTTGGGCTTGCACTTGGTTTTCGGCTCTTAGTCCATCTATATTCTTTGATTGGTGCCAAATCCAACCGCACAAGCCCAAAATGGTTAATGCGATGATTACGATTGAGTAGATTTTAAATCTGCTAAACATAATGCCCTTTCCTTTTCTCTACGCTTAATTAAGCCTTGCAGCTTTCGCCCATCAGCATAAACCCAGCGCAGAAGTTGATTACACCCAGCAACATAATTACCGTTTCGCATTAATCGAAACATTGTTGAATTTTTAAGATTGCCGCATCCGTTATTAAACGTAACAGATACCATAGCATCAAACACAGATTGTGGTAGTGTTCTGCCATTGGCGTATCTATCAACGCACGATTCAGCAAGTTTAATGTCGTTTTTCCATCGGTATGCGATTTCTTCATTTGTGTATTTCTTGTTAGGCTCTATCTTTTGTCCAGAGTATTCTGTTGAGCCAATACCAACAGTCAATACATCAGCAGGGCATTTATACGGAGTTGCCATACATCCCTCTGCATTACCGATTATCTCTGCTCCAGCAGGGCTTAATCTTAGCTCTCCGCTAAATTGAGAGTACATAATCCCGATAACCGCAATAACGGAACAAGCACCAAGCGCTTTCCTAGTCTTCCCTAACACCATCATCAAGCCCCTGTTCTAGTCGTTTCATTCTCGCTCGATGCATTTCTTCCGCTCTGCGTTCTTCGTTTTCTCGAACCTTGCCCTCTTGGCATTTAGCGTACATATTAACGAGACCACTGATTAAACCAATAATCAAACCAAAAATAGCCAGCCATTCTTGGAATGAATACATCGCCCAGAATGCGCCAAAGCCAGACCAAAAAATACTTTGATTTCCTGCGTCTTTTAACATTCTCATACTCCACCTCGCTGTTTGTTTGCGGGGCAATAAAAAAGCCCACGCGTGACTGTGAGCTGTTTTTGGGTAATAAAAAACCCCGACCGTTTCCGATCAGGGTTGTTTCTAAAACTTATTTTGCGTTCGCTATGCGCTAAAACCGCAACTTATACTATATACTACAATCTTACTTGCAAGCTGTCAATACTTTTATTGATTATTTTTTAAAATATTTTTAATCCCATCGTCTAATGCTCTTTGTAGCTCGTTTCTTGTTTTATTGCCATCAAGTGGCTCTTTTCTCACTTGCCCTAGCGCCATTTGTGTTTCTGCGTATGCCTCTGCCCAAGCCTTAGTGACATTTTTATATTTAGCAACCGAGTATCTCGCTTTAGCCTGTGGGGTTGTTGAGTATGAATTACCAATAGCCATTTGAGTTAATATAGCTGCTCCACCTGTCATTTGTTTTGAGCAGATTACAAAATTCTTTTGTTGTTCTTCTATCGAGAACCCTTTGCCGTTACAGTATTGAACTATTGCATCAATCACCTGCTCTTGCGTGTAATTAGGATATTCTGCCTCTGCTTTGCCTGATTGTGTTTCCTTGATTAGTGCTTCGTTAGCGCAGCCAGTAATAACCGTAGCGATTGAGCAGATTAATAATAATTTTTTCATTTTTTTGGCTCCTGTTTATTGTTTTAATAAATCAGCTAACTTTACTATAAATTAACTTTAAATATTGTGATGTATATCTCAAAATAAAGGATATAAAAAAATAAATTAAAAATTTTTAATTTTTTTAAAAAAAAGATGTTGACATAATTATTTTTGAGCCTTATAATAGGCTCATCTAAACAAGAGATGGCTACAGAGCCGCTAACTAATAAGCCTAAAGGAGGCGATTATGACAACTCAAACTATCCAAATCACAAAACCACAATTAATTGGCTCAGAAAAACAAATTAACTGGGCTAATGACATCATTAACAACATTATCACTATCCTTGGTGACATTGAGATCCCTCAAGGAGCAACAGCAGAACAAGTTGCTCACGTACAAAAAATTGTAGATACTTTCTTTGGTCGTCAGGAATCATGGGTGTGGATCGATAAATACAGTAAATTTACAAGCGAAACACCGAAAAAAACAATCTTTGCAGTAGTTATGGTTGATGGCGGTAAAAAATAATAAGCAAGCCCCGCAAGGGGCTTTAAATAAGAATAATGCTTAAGTGATGTAAGAAAAATGAACTACAAAGAAATCATGTACACAGTCGGCGAATTAGTGAGATGTATCTACGGCTCTGATGTGCCAGTCAATGTGCAAAATACCATTATCAGATTCCCAGCTAAAGGGATTGGATTAATGAGTCAGCGCGGAGATATTATCAATACAGCAAACCAAGATGAAATTATGCGCCTAATGGATAAAATTCCGAGCGATTTAACAGACCCTAAAGACAAAATGGAGTTTGACGCTCAAGGTGCTTTTTGGTTAGGTTACTATCATTATGCAAAGATAACAGACGATGTCGCAAACTATGGTGCTAACGAGTTAGCTGTAGTAGGCAATGCTCTATATGGCGATCAATGGCAAACTGCTCTATCTAGAGATCTTAATTTATCTAGCCCAAGACGTATGCGAGCATGGATTTCTGGTGAGCGAAAAATTCCTACTGGCGTTTGGTTTGATATCATCTCACTACTAAAAGCAAGACAGTTAAAAATCGAAGAGATTATTAAAAAACTAGCATAAATAAAAATGGCGCTTTGATTGCGCCTTTTTTATTATCCTAAAAACATAAATTTGATTTTAGCGGCAACGAAAGCGCCTTTTAAAAATCTAATGCCTTGCGCACGCTCCCGGTACATTTTGGCTGGTGAGATATTAAGGGCATTACAAATATCTTTCTCGTTTGCTTGTTGAATGTATAGAGCCATTAGAATTTGATACTGCAATAAATCATCATCGTGTAGATTCATTATTTGCTTTTCGATTTTTAAGCACTCATCATCAGTCAAAAACTTGATATAAGCCTTTCTCGCTGTCGGCAAAACAGGGATTGAGATTGTTGTGCTTGGATATTCTGTTCCAATTCTGTCACGGCCCCAACAATTACCCCATTTTTCTAAGATACGCTCAACGCTATAAGTCATTCTCAAGCTCCTTAACTTTTGCCTTGTAGATTTTAATTTGCTCTTTGATTTCTTCGATTGTTAGTTTTAATAGTGGATGGTCTTGTCGCTCTAAAAATTCCACTCGCTCAATACCAATCTTTTTAACCAAGTTTATTCTGTACTCTATGGCGTTTCCGCTCTTTTGGTTGTTACAGGGAGCGCACTGTTTGTGTATGTTGTCCTCGTTAAATCTTAATTCTGGACAGGCTCCACGACTCCGATAGTGTCCTGCGTGATATTGCCCTTGATGATAGCGACCGCAAGAAATACAAGGCTCGTTTTTATCTCTCAAGCGGATGAATTTATTCACCCAGCTTTGTAAATCATCTAACCACTCGGAGCGGCTTTTGATTTTCTGTTTAAGTGCGGTCATTCTTTTTTTGGTTTCTAACCGCTCTTGCTTATCTTGTTTCTCTCGTTTTTTTCTTGCCTGCTCTTTTGAAAGGATAATCGCACATTTAGGCGAGCATACCTTTTGCATTGAGCTTATTGTTTTGACAAAGTAACAACCGCATACTTTGCACTTGGTTTCCTTGGGTTTCTTGGCCATATTTAGCCTCTATAAATGATTTTCTTGTTGGTGCGATTTATTGGATAGCTCACTTTAGGAGGATTTATTGGAGTATCTACCTTGCCAACATTTGCCAACACTGCTGCCAATGCGGCGGCTATAAGACTTTTGCCATGACCAACGTGTCCTATTGTTCCAGCATTAACTACCGGCTTTGTTCTTTCAAATTTTTCTTTCTCATTCATCGTCCGCACCCTCAATAAACAAAATAATCACAAACACAACCACAAAGAGAACTACTGCTAAAGCTATTTCTTCTCTCATTCGACTTTATCCTTGATGTATTTGAGTTCGTAGTATTTCTTTTTCACTTCTAAAAGCTCGCCATTTAAGACTTTTTCAAATACGTAATCGCCATAAACATTAACACCTAGTATGAAAGATAAAAAGCTTAAGGCTATAGCTAGAAAACCAATTGTGCTTTGTGGTAAATATCCAATAGCAAAGCACCCAGCGATGATTAAGATAAAAATTAACGCTCTCATAGATTAAAACTCCCATTTATCATTAAACTTAACACCGTTATTAACGCCCCATGCGGTTATATATTCGATAAGACTTGCTAATCGCTTTACGCTCATTTGAGCAGTGCTTTCTCGTAGATTAATTAATTCGCCCTCTAATCCGATTACCATTTCAACCTGTCCACCTGTTGCGATTTTGTGAGCCGACACCATGATTGTTTTCCAAGTGTCGATGTCTCTTTTTTTGCCTTTAAATTCGCACTGTTTGGCTATATCGCTTAGTAGTGCGTGAAGTTTTGAATTTTGCTCAAGCGAACGTGTCATTGGTTGGATTTTTACCACCAACGGATTTTTATCGTCAGTTGGCAGCTCTTTTATAAATTCAATGCAATTCAACCGCACTTGGTTTGAGCGTAGAAAGAATTGTTTCTTGTCCATTACTGAATCGCTCCTTTACCGTAACTTTTCGCATAGCTTTTCGGTGCTTGTTGCGGTTTTTCGTTTAAATCTTGATAGGCTTTTGCCTGGTCGCAATCAACAAAGTGACCCTTGTCAAATCTCATATAGGCTGTGCCTAATCCACCAAATCTATTTTTAGTTACGATGGCCTCAGAGTAAGGATTATCGCAATCGGCTTTATATGCCCCCTCACGGTAAAGCATAATGATTTGGCTTGCATCTTGTTCGATTGAGCCAGAATCTCTTAAGTCTGAGTTTGCTGGACGTTTCACTGCTCGGCTATCTACTTCACGGTTTAATTGGCAAAGCAAAATAATCGGGATATTGAAATTCTTGCTAAACGTTTTGAGCTTGCTCATTGAGTTTGCGATAGCTTGGGTTAGGTTGATGTTATTTGCTTGTTTGTGATCCATTAAGCCTAAATAATCAATCACAATCGCAGAAAGGTTTCCGATGTCGCTAATATGTCTTTCTGTAATCGCACAGATTTCATCTGCTGATAAACCACCACGGTCAACAAAATAGACTTTCTGCTCACGAATATCGGTGATTGCGTTGGTTAATCGGTTGTAATCTAAATCGTCTAATTCTTGTGGATTGCGGAGCTTTTTAACACCAACACCACCAGTCGCACTTAACAAACGGTCAATTAATTGGAAATTTCCCATTTCAAGGCTGAAAAATAATACTGAACCGTTGTTCTTAGCGATGTTTCGTGTGAGTGTTAGGCTGAATTCTGTTTTACCTGTACCGGGACGACCTGCAACCACTACGATGTCAGTAGAATTGATTCCGCCTAGAATGTTATCCACTGCCTCAATGCCTGTGTAAAGTAAACGCTCTTTAAAATCGCTTTTTGAACGTTTTTCTAGTACATCAATGTAAGAATCCATTAATTCACCCATTGCAACAGGTTTGATTTCTGTTTTGCTAACAAGGAGCTTTTGAATTTGATTTAACGCTTTTTGAGTTAATTCATTCACTTGACTTTCATTGCGAGCTTGTGACATTTCGCCAGCAAGTTTAAGCATAGTTTGTTGAGCCGAACGGTTTACCCAAGAAGAATGGATTTTTTTCGCATAACCTAAAAGGTTTCCACCGTAAGTCGCTTTATTTGCCATTTCTGCTAACGTTGCGAGGTTTTCGCCATAGTCTTGAGAAAGTAACAGGAAGTCGATTAAATCGTGTTTACGGGCTTGTTTGCGAATGTTTGCGTATAAAGCACCTAGATTGTAGGTTGCGAACATTTCTGGTTCTAACCAACTAATCACTTCACGAGCTTGAGTGGTTAATCCAGTCGCTAGCATTGAGCTGATTAGTCCATATTCTAGGTTGTAGTTATTATCTTGCGTTACCATTACCAATTCCCCTCTAAAACTTTATCCAGCGTTGTCTCTCTCAAGATGTATTCAAAATCTGCTTTCCAGCCTCGATTGTTTTCGCCAAAGTAGAAATTCGTGGCGGACTTTAAGAAGTCTTTGAAATACTCACCAAGCGCGGACTCTACATCAGTCTCAATTTCAAATCTTTTAATAAACACTTGAGCAAGTTTCTTAATCGCTTTCTTGCGTTTATCACTTAACTGTGATGGATTAGCGATTAGTGGTAGATTTGAGTTTAATTCTTTCACCAAGGTGTTGTATGTTTCTGCTACTGCTGAATAATTAACCTTGATTGAGTTTTGTTTTTTGCCAGTGTGCGGCTTGTCCGCACCACCGACTTCCGTATGCTCTGCGTTAGCAGAAATTTCATCGTCAGATATACGGTTAATTGATAGGTTAAAAGAGTGACTGGTTATGGGTGCAGAATTTTCACTACCCCCTAGTGCAGAATTTTCACTACCTAGTGAAATTTTTTCACCCCCTAGTGCAGAATTTTCACTACCATTTACAAGGTGTAAAAGATATAAATTTGTGCTTAAACCATCTTTATTTTTGCGTGCTTTTTTGGTGACAAATCCCATTTTGATTAAATCATCAATATGACTAATCGCGCTGCGTTTTGACATTTCGCATTTGTCGGCAATGTATTGATAACTAGGAAAGCAAACACCATCATCGTTAGCGTTGTCGGCAAGTTTTAAAAGCACAAGTTTTCTCGCTGGATTGCCAACCTCGCAATTCATAGCTTGAACCATTAATCTCATACTCATATTTCCAATTCCTCAATCGCTTGATCTGTTACTCTGTCGTATTCTTCTTGGCTTGCGTTTCGCTCTCTTAGGTCTCTTTTAATTGACTCGTATGCTAAAATTCGTTCTCTATCGTCTAAGCTAGCTACAAATTCGGGTGAGAATAATCTTTCCATATCAAGCCTCCAACCAATACTGAGCAACACGTTTTCCGCTTGGCACGGTAATCATTTTGCTGATGATGTTGTGACCACGTTTTTTAAGGTCGTAGATACGAGCGCCAAGACGTAAGCAGTTAAAGCGCTTTTCTGCGTCTAGGTGCGTTAATCTCTCGCCGTTTTTGAGTGCTTTTAAAATCTGTGCTGATTGTGTTTGACTTGTCGTCTCGTTTTGGTTAATATTTTCCATGTTAATTTTTTTCCTAAATTGCCACGGTTGCAGCCGTGGTTTTTTTATTGCTGTCACTAGGACGGGAATACTTCTTCAAGCGAGCAAGTAACGCCTAACTCATTTAATTTACTAACAATCTTTTGCGCCGCGCTGATATTTGGCTCGCGCACATTGGCTTCGTAATTTCCGATTCTTGATTGTCCCCAACCAAGCTCTTTCGCAAACTCAGCTTGGCTTCGTTTTGTTTTTTTTCTGTATTTTTGTAATTTATTCATATCCTTCCTTTTTTAAACACACTTAACACAACTTGTGTGTTAATTATAAACACATTTTAAACACGGTTACAAGTGTTTTTATTGTTTAAATAAACACAATGCGTGTTATATAATCGGTGGTAAATTTGATAAGGAGGATTGACATGAGCAAAATCATCGAAAAAATCAAATCCCGCCGCCGTGAATTGCGGTTGAGTCAACAACAATTAGCTGATCGGTTGGGATGGAGGCAGTCAAGAATCGGTAACTATGAGGCGGGTGTTAGGGATATTGGCACAGGTGATTTAAGGTCGATTGCTGAAGCGCTTGAGATGACGTTTGATGAGCTTGTGTCGGGTAATTACGCAAGTACAAACATTGGTAATCAAACAATTAGCGGATCAAGCGTAAATATCACAACCGCAAACCAAATTAACCACGGGACAGGATTAATTACGCAACCGGAGCAAGCAGAAAGCCATACACATCGCATAGATTATTTAGACGTAAGAGCGGCGGCAGGATTGACAGGGTTTGAAAACTCAGACTATCCAGAGATAGTATCAAGTCTGTTTTTGTCGGATGAGGGGTTATTGCAGATCATCGGTCGTAAGTCGGCCGCCGGAATCAAAATTGTAAACGTCCCAACTGACAGCATGGAGCCAACAATCCGTAAAGGCGATTGGGTGTTTTTGGATACCAATGTTAATTACTACAACGGAGACGGCGTGTATGCGTTTGCGATTGATAACGCGCTATTTATCAAGCGTATACAAAAACTTGTTGGCGGTGGGTATAGATTGCACTCAGACAATAAGGACTACGACCCGCAAGATATAACAGACGAGATTTGCCAAACGGCAAAATTTGTCGGCAGATTTATCAAAACAATCCATATTGACGTTGTATCACTTTAAAAAAATAACCAAACCCGAGGAACCAACCATGCGAGCCGTAGCCAAAAGAATTAAAGCTGAAAGAGAAAGACAGGGATTGTCTATTGCTGATTTAGCCAAGATCCTAAGCGTGAGCGAAAAAGATGTATTAGACCTCGAAAATGGCGAGATGCAATTAACAATGCGTGACATAGATCTGTTTGCTATCGCTCTTGAGGTTAGTGCTGATAGATTAAAATTCGGCGATGATTGGCAACCTAATCTAGGCGTCCAATCAAAATTTGAAAACCCTCGATATAATCACTCAAACGTAGCGACAAATACCGCAGCCACGATGACAACAAATAATTATTATCAAGGTAACGGAAATTCGGATCTGCAGGTACAAATTAACCGAATGGAACAAGCGGCTCATACTGGTAGGCTTGGGGCGTTTACGCAGTTAGACAGGATCGAGGAGCAGAATAAATTACTCCTTGAAAGGATTGAGCATATTAACGAAAAAATTGATTTTTTGATGACAGTTGGCGAAGTTACGCCTAAGGAAATTAAATGAGCGAAGTATTATATTATTGTGAGTTTAACGGATTGTAATGGTAAATATTGAGTAAAAAATGAATATCCTAAATGAACATAAATTTTGTTTAGAAAACAAAGAAGCGGAAGAATTTATTGCTTTATTGAAGGCTTACCAAAAAGATCTCAATTGGACAAAGTCAAACAACACGCTTTGGCGGTCAATAAATTTCGTTCCAAATTCTGCCGAAGATGAACTAGGCGGGACAATTCCTGGCGCTGTGATACAAATTGAATTTAAATATCACAAGCGAATTGCAGATTCAGGGAAGATGGTATTAACATTATTTAAGCGTAAACAGCAAGAGAAATTGAGAGCCTATCAATTAGAAACCTCCGCAGAGCATAAGATGACAAGCCGCAACGGGATTATGCCAATCTACGGCACGCATGAACACATAGGGAAACAGGTTATTAAAATTAATCCTAAATTTGAACTTGACGATATTACAAGTTGGTTTACTTTCTTTTGTAAAAAAATTAATTTAAACTATACAGGCAAACCACTTAAACAACCAAGTGAATAACATGATTAAATTAGACTGCCAATGGCTACAGGAACAAGCATTCTCCAACTGCTACCAAGTGAAAACGGTAAGCGGCGAGAAAGCTATTGCTGTGCAGACATATCACCGCTGGTCTGATGATTCGCTGTTGTCATTTTATATACTCCCGTGTGGTGATAAGTTACTTATTACTGACGAAGCCGAATCTATTTTTCACTTCCGAGCCATGGGATTATTGGAAAATAAACGCGCTTGGCGTGGCTTTCAGGAAAAACTTAACGGCACTAAAACCGATGTTCAACTTGAACAAGACGGTGAAATTTTCGTACTTTGTCGTCCTGATCAGGCTGCGACAACAATTGCCGATTTTGTTTCCGCTCTTTGTGCGCTCATGCACTACGAAAGAGAACTGCTTGCGCTACCTGCCGAAACAGTGGAGCTTGCCGAAGAAGTTGAACTCTATTTAAGACAATGGAAGCCAAACGCTCAACTTATCCGTGGGCCGAAAGTGCAGGGAATTTCTGGGCATAGTTATTCATTTGATTTTCAACTAGATAACCAACTGATTCTCGCAATTGCCCCCACACCAAGCGCCGTCGGTGCCGTTATGCGGAAATCAGGGGATGTGATCAGTGGAAACGATTTAAGCGGGCGAAACATTACGGTGATTGTTGATAATCGCACTGACGAACTTTTTTCTGAACATAAAGCAGAAGAAGAAATTCAAATCATCTCGACATTGGTAAAGACAGTTCGGCTGACAAACCTTATTAACCAAGCTACGAAAAGCACCCAAACCGCGCACTGATGCGGTTTTGTCCGATGCCTCCGACATCAATATCGGAGACATACCAACCACAATAAACCGCCTCGCTGGCGGTTTTTTATTAACATTTAAACTCCGCAATCAACTCCTCTAGCACAATCCTCTCCTGCTCATTAGCGCGCACAATCCTCAACTCTTCATCTACGCGCGACACTATCTCATTAATCCCTAAGCTATTAATCCCTTCGCAATTCAGCGAGATTAGCCACAACTCAAACTTTTCTTTCATATCCCCTCCTTTTTTACTAATCATACCTTGATCAAAAGCGCGGTCTATTTTGGCTGTTAAATTTTGCGATCTGTATCGCAAAAACGATAAAAAACCGAGGAAAAATCGCATTATTAGCCAATACCAAATTACAAATCGCTCAAAAAACAAGCAAACGAACAGGGTTTTAAAAAATTAATTGTGTTTAAAAACACACACTTAACACATTTAACACAAAAAATATGAAAAATTTTGTGTTTTTCGTGTTTACAGACAAACACAAATCGTGTTTAATAAACACATCAAAACGAGATACACATAAACAAATATCTCAGCGTTCTTTAAAAATCAGATTACAAGAAGTTTACTTATAACGGCATTATGCGGTCGTGTAGATTAAAAGCCCTACCCTACATAATGAGAGT